TGCTGACATTTTATCAATGACTTTTTGTTTTTATTTATATTAGGTAAAGGACTCTTTTAAATCCCTTGTTCTGATGACCACGGGCCCAGTTTTGATTCCTGTAATACCATCATCAGTGATTGCTGTAAAGGAACTAGTTCCCTCTTTGACAAAATCATGTAATCGACCCCAAGAGAATCTACCATAGAAACCACTTCCAATACCAATACCCTCAGTCGAACTAACACTAACAGTAACTCTTTTCAGAACCGTATTAATGCCAACAGTTGTACCAATACCATATGCATCACCAAATATGTTTTTAGCACTATGCACTTTGTATATATTATCTATAAAGGATGTCCCAATTCCAACTGGAGAGGTTCCAACTGCATTTTCATAAGAAGTTAAACCACTACCTACATTACTATCAAATACAGTAAAGTAATATCCTGATGCAATGCCACTTACTGTTATTGCACTTCCAACAACTGATGCGTCACGAAGAACAGAGTCTTTAGGAATGAATAAATCAAACTGCAACGCTGTTCCAATACCAGCAACAGTTGATGTTCCAATTCCAACTATTTCACCGAAATCACCATCATATTTAATACTGGTTAATGTGTCTTGAGTTACAGATTCTGGTTCAACCATCACTAATGGTGGATTGGTATTTGTATATCCAAATCCAGCGTATGAAACTGATATCGCAGATATTGTTCCAGCAGCAGATACGGTTGCATTTGCAGTCGCATTTCCTGATGTTGTTCCAATGCCAGCGGTGATGGTTCCGATACCAGCAGTTACACCTATCGAAACTTTTGGTGTAACAGTGTATCCTGATCCACCGTCAGATATTACAACGCTGGTTATTGAACCACCAGCAGAAACAACAGCTGTCGCTGCTACACCTGTTTTAGTTGTGCGATCAAGAATCAATACACTTTGTTTAACTTCAACAATATCATCAACTTGATTAAACAATGGAACTGCTGTATCAACAAACATTTCTGTTGAACCAGCAGAAACACTTTTAATAATATATGCTGTTGGTCGAATACCAGGCTCTAATTCAACTCGATCTTTACCAATTCCAATATTGTTAACAACTACATCTGATATTTGTTTCTTCCAAGTTACTGGTCTTTGAAGTGTTCTAACCGTGGTAATACCAGAGTCAATATATGTATTAGTTGTTACAGAGTCAGATGTTGTAATACCTGTAACTGTTCGAGGTTCTTGTTGGAATACATCATCTAAACCAATATCAGGATATTTATTAATTGTTAAACTATCACCAGTTTTGACTGTCTCTAAAATATCAACGTCAACAACATCATGTTCTGATCCACGATAGTAATAAATTCTTACTTTATCATCAGCTTTTGGAGCTTCAGAAAATGTAATTTGAGATCCACCATTAAACACATAACTTTCAGATGGGACTTGAAGAATATCATTTAGAAATACTAAAGTATTATCCTCAACCTTAATTGGAGATCCCTTTGCAGCTCTTAATGTAACTAATGTTTCGGCAGCACCGATTGTCTTAGTTAAATTAAATGATCTTCTAGTTCCATCAAATTGATCTTCAAAACTATTGAATTTTTCTAATTCACCAAATGTAAATCCAGCAAAACTATCATTAAATGTATCAAGAACAGTTAACTCAAAAGTTTTGAAAGTAGAACCAGCCGATGCGTCAGTTGGAATACCAGCTTGTCCACCTTCTTCTAACGTAAGAACATCATCAATTTTGTAATTATATCCAAAGTTTGTAATTTGAAAACTAATTATACTTGTTGCAGCACCGACACGAACTGATACTGATGCACCAATACCAGTTGAACTACCAATTAATCTTATATTTTCATAATTAAGTGGTTTTTCAAACTCAAGATCTGGAGGAGTTGCAGAACTAAATCCTGATCCACCACCGTTTGTGATTGTGACAGAAGTGACTAAACCAGCACTTACATTTGCCTTTCCAATTGTAACGATACCAGAACTTGTAACAGCCTTGACTAGAATATTTGTTTGCAATCCCACTCGATATCCAGATCCACTATTTCCAATCGATACAGATTCAACAGTTCCAGCAGCAGATACGATTGCAGTTCCACCAGCAGCGACCAATGGTTGATAACCAAAGTTTGTTGTTTCACCAACAGAAACAATGATACCACCTCTAGGAACAGATGATACATTAATATCGTAACTGTTTGTGACTCCAACACCTGTGAAACTTACAGATGTAATACCAGTTGTTTCTGAAATGATGTAATCATCATTTGGATTTTGGAATATCTCATTGAGAAGAATAACACCTGTATTTGTTGCAAATCCAGTTACATCTTGTCCTTCAGATTTTAAGATAAAGTTGGTTGCAATACCTGTGAATTGATCTTCAACAGTATCAAATACAAAGTTATTTGTATAGGTTTCTTGAGATCCGCCAGGAATACCAGTATGAGTAAATACACGTCCAACAAAGGTAGATGTAGTTGTTAAACCAGCAGGGCCTTTTGAACCTTTGGGTGGATCGGTAAAGTTAATAGTATCTTTAACTATCTGATAATTACCTAAGAATTTAGTGACAGTATCGTTAGCACTATGATTCACAATCGCAGAATTAAGTTGTCCTCTTCTCACAAGCATCTGGTTTGTAGATCCAATACCAACAGTATCAATCTTCATAAATTCATCATTGACTTTAATCACATCACCTGAGAAGAATGATGATACGCCTACTAACGTGATGAAGTCTGTCTCTGATGCAACATCAAATGATAGTTTGGTATTAATAGGTGATTGAATAACTGGACTTTGAATATTATTATCAAGAGTTACTAGAATCTTAGAATTAAGATTAGTTGAAGTAAATGATTGAGTTGTTCCAACACCAACAGATGTAATATCAAGAACAGTCGGAACAGTTTGAAGTGCCTCAGTTGCACTGGCAGCAACTTTAAATTTGTTTTCTGCAATCTTAACTGCGTACACTTTAGATGGTAATTTATCAGTAAGTCCAAACCCAACTATTGTGGTAGCTGCGATTCCAATACTCATGGTTGTTCCAGAACCAATCGGACTGTATGATAATTCTTCACCAGTCTGGAAGAAGTGATTATTTACTATGAATGTATTGTTTGTCACATCAACCACAGCTGGATTTTCAGAATTAAATGTTTTATGGAATATAGAATCACCTGTGTGTTTCATATTGAATGAGAACTTGATATCATTCTCTGTTCCAGTATATGAACTCTCTACAGACTTTAATCTTGAATCTGTAAATGTGACAAAACCAACACCACCAGTTCCAGTTTCATTAAAGTTGTATTGAACTACCTTTGTTGTAATTGCTGTGTTTGCTGGAGGTGTTAAACGAAGTTCAATATCACCATCAGATGTAGATGAATAACCAACACCAACAGTTCCAATACCAGAGAAACTAGTAACATTGGTAGAGAAATTATCCATGTAACCAAACTCTGTGAAGTAAGGAGTAATTCCATCATGAATCGCAGTTACTTGAGTGACGGCATATTTGTCATTTGTTGTATCATGTATTTCAATTAATGCATCAAAGGCAGTGTATGTATTTGAATTAATTCCACTAATTCTTGTTGGTTGTGGAGTTCCTGTTGCCGCAATATTGGTTGTAGTTGTTAAAACTTCAGTAGTTGATACAAGTGTGCTTCCAATTCCAGTTGCAGTTCCTCCGATTGCTACCTGATGCACTCTCATTGTAACACCGACACCAGTTACAGGTGTAAAGTAAACACTTGTAATACCAGACCTCACATCTGCACCAAATGTCCCAAGTCCTACACTTGGAGAATCAGTGATGGATAAGTTGTCATTTGTCATCTGTGCATAATCTAAAAGATATACCTCTTCACTATCGTTCAATACCACCAATTCATTTAATTGAGTTCTTTGATCACCACCTAATTCTTGTGTCTGTATAAACAACTTAGAAGTTGTGATCGCAGTTGTTCCAAAACCTACAACTTGCACAGGAGATGGATCTGTAGATCCAATACCAGATGAGGTCGAAATAATATCATATCCTGTTCCAATTGATAATGTACTAATGCCAATCTGAGTATTTGTAAATGTTTCAATTGCAAATAGTCTTAATGCATAATTATTAAATTTAAATTTAGCTGGAATAAATCTTAATGATCCTGTTGTTCCTGATACTGTAAAGTCAAAATCACCAAGATCAATTGCAGTCTCAACACGGCCAAATTTCATCATGTAACCAGTTGAACGATCATGAAGTAGATTGACCTGAATTATTTGTTTTTCACCTGAAAATCTTGTGTCGAATAACATTACATAAAACTTAACACCATCAATTGCATCAATATCAAAATCGAATACATCAGAGAACGCAGTTGCACGAGGTAAATCATTAAATTCAGAACTGACACTATCAATAGTAATGACTCTATTTGTCCTTGATTCAATATAATCAGTTAGTATTTTATTTGCAAAGTTAATTTCATCAGATGCAAATAATCCAGCAATATTTTTAGAATTTTCTGTAACTAAATCAAAATCATAAGAATTGTGAAGAGACTCATTTTCACTCACTAAATCAGCAACAACCACAACAGGAGAATCTGATACACTGACAGTCGCATTTCTGCGATTTTTATCATCAGTTGATGCGGTTGATACAATACTTACGTCTGCAAAGTTTTTAAATCCAACAACATGATTAAGACTATTTACTGGATCTTTCCATGTATCGTAATCAATTGTACTTCCTAATGAATATGAGAATGTTTGATAATAATCATTGTCCGCTATTTTTTGTAACTCCGTATTTAATTTTCCTGTTTCTTTTCGGAAACCACTTCTAAATTCAGAATCAGAATCAATGTTAAATACTGAATTAAATTTGGTTGTTTGTTCAATTAAAGCAATTGATTTAGATGACTGTCCACTAATAGACTCACTCACCTTAAATGTATCATTTGACAATACCTTAAGATACTTATTATTTTCATTCCATGCGACAACAGTTCCAACTTTATCACCTGTGCTAACTATTTCACCAACACTAAATTGATTAGTAGCAACATCAATATTAAATTGTGCAATATTTTCAAATGGTATTGCCTGTCCAGATGATGAGGGGCCACTGAAGATGCCTGGACTTGTAACTGATGAATCTAAATTATATGATACAGTTGCATTTCCTCCGCCTGGATTTGTATTTACACCAGTGATTACAAATGGTTCATAATTATAATCAGAAGAATTATATCCACTTCCAGTTGATCCAATACCTATGTTTTCAACATATAATTTCTCTCCTAATGTAAATGGATAAGTTGTTGAATCATAAGCACCCTCAAGAGTTAGAGTTACTAAATTAGTTCCACTTGTGTACGATAAATTTTTAACTTTAATACCGTTATTATTATTTGTTGCAATAATTCTTGGATTTGTATCATATAAAGAATTTGTATTTCTTAGAAGTCTAACCTCAGATACAGATGTTCCTTGCACATCAACGGCAGTTATAACCTCATCTTTAACTAAACCAGTCACACGGTCAATCACCACAATATTTGGTGGTTGAAGATAATTTTTACCTCCAGAACTAATTCCAATATTATCAATTTTAGATAATCTATCTAATCTTAAAATTTGTGGTAACTGAACAGTTGGTTGAATTGTTCTGTCAGCTGAATAATCGAATCCAATGTTTTTAATCGTATATCTTCTTAACTTACCTGTTTCGTCACTATTAAGTCTAATAACAGCACCAACACCATTAGTAGATCCGATTGAAGTTACAACAGGAATATTTTGATAATTTTTACCTTTTGATGTAATTTTTATATTATCAATTGAACCAGACGCAGTTGTTGAAGATGTCACATATTTTAAAACTGTGGCTTCATTTTTAGTATATCCGTCTTTTTCTGGTTGAGATGGTAAAACAAATGAGAATGTTGTGCTACCAATTCCTGTAACTACATAACTTCCATTGTAAACACTATCTGAAATTTTTAAACTTGAATAATTAATAACATCTGTATCGATGATAGGATTTCTTTTGAATGGAGCATTAATATCTAAATTAACAGGTGTTAACTTATAATAAAGATCTGAGGGTGTGTTTTGAGTTACTGAAAGATCAACTGTTGCGGTTGATGTTACACCAACAGTTCCAACACCTATAACTTGGAATCCACCATCTTCTGTATTATTAAAATATGGATTTGTAAAATTAGTGTCTCTGAATAATTCAAAATCAAATATTTTTGTTTTCTTTCCAGAAACAACTTGTGTTAAAGATGCATCAGATACAGCAAATCCTACCTTATATCCACGAGTAAGTGATAAGGGTGGATTGATAAGAGCAATCGTGTGTCCTGATCCAGTCGATGTAAGTGATATCACATCTGGTATTAACTTTTTAGATTTAAAAGCAGTTTCAGATAATTTGAATGAGTTTTTATCAATTCGAGCAATGAAATATGTAAAGTTATTAAATAGTGGATTTGCTGGATTTGAAGACTTGTAAAGAACTTTATCGCCAGTTTTATATCCATGATTATTAATTGTAATTGTATTAGTTTCAATATCAATAGCAGATGCACCAAAATCTAAAGGATTTACAAATGTCCTACGAGTCGTATCATCAAATTGTATATCAAATGAAGTTGTGATGCCTGGTGTCACAGAAACTGAAACACGATCATTAGCCTGTAAATTATGAGCTTCCTTACACACAACAGTTCCAACAACTTTTTCAACAAAACCTGTGATCTCTGTTTTTGTTGGTGTGAAACTATGAACTTGTCCACTTCCAAATCCATCAAAAAACAATCGATACGCTGTTGAACCAATACCAGTGATTCCTCCAGTAGATCCAATACCTAGAGCATTAGTTGATATTCCTAATAAATCTTTACTCTCTCTAATTGCAAAAACTGGAGAGTTATTTGTTAAATTAAAATTAGGTACTGAATCTATTCCATTAGAAACTAAAAGTGGAGTGCCCTCATCACTTGAATATGTGAGTTTATCTCCAGTTTCAAATCCATGATCTTGTAAGAATATATTTTGCGTAGGAATGAATATTTCAGTTGATCCACCACCGACAACACGATAAGAGTATTTGACTGTTGACCCAATTCCAACTCCAGACGCTGTTCCTATTGCAACACTCTCAGAGGGATTAAAATAATAAGGAACATTCACTCTGGTTTGAATATCAGTGTTAATGCCAAGATTAAATGTAATTGAACGATTTAATGCTGTGATGAGTGATGTGCTAGAATGAGCAGTTCCCAGAACACCATCTTGTTCTCTTTTAACTCTTATCTTATTATTGATGTTATCAATATTCAGAACAGTCATACGTTCTGTACTAATACCAATGATATCATTTGGTGCGATAGCATTTGGTGTTAAATTACCTGTAACGGATAGACTTGTAACTATTCCAGTTGCAGCGGTTGTTCCAATACCTGTGTTTAAAAGTAAGAAAGAAGTATTGAAACCAATTCGATGTCTACCATCTAATTGTCTTAATGAATCTGTGGAGAGCCCAGAAACAGTAATAACATCACCAACAACTAAATCATGTGGTTGTGTTGATAGACCAATGACATTTCCGTTTGAATTATTATATGTAAATACTATATTTTCAATCTTGACAATGGTAGATGCAACTGATACAACTTCTTTTCCATTAACAAAAGATACTTCACCAGCAAAACCATTTCCTTTATCTAAGTTCTTAACTCTTAGTTTATCTTTTACCTGATATCCAGATCCAGCACTTAGTATTTCGTATTTGTTAATTCTGCCAGGAGATGCATAATTAATTTCAATTTCTTGATCTACTGATTTACGACTGTCATGTATTCCTTCATAATCAGCACCAGAACTATCAAGTTTATATGGATTTGTATTTCTTCTTAAACCTAAAGTGTTTAGATCAATATCTTGATTATTAGTTTCAACAAAATTCCAAGGATCAGGTTTTGCAGCATAATTTTCACCAATCAAATATGGAAATACTGGAGAGCGGAAATTTTTGAATGTTCCACTTGTTTCATTTTCATTTGGATTGATTGTTGCAAAGTAAGCAAAAGTTCCATTTGGATAATCTGGAGTAATACAATATCTTCCGTTATTTTCATCCAAATCACCGTTTCCAAGATATTCGTAGTCTTCAACAAAAAATCCAAGAGGAAAAGTTGATATGGGAGGGCCATTCTCTCTTGTTGTTTTAAGAGAGTAACTCGATCTCATGATTCTTACAGCACCACCATCTTTACGATCATATCCGTAAGGGCCATAAATTGGATTACCATCATAAGCCCAACCGATAATTGGTGAATGATTTAAAGATGGTTGTTCTGCATTGTTTAATAGATTTAAGTCATTTGATGTGTAATCAATAGTTCCATCACTGTTTTTTTGTTTTAATATTTTTCTTAAACCTCTAGGTGCATAGAATGATGTAAATTTAATTCCTTCATCATTATCACCTCTTGATAGAAAACCATCATCATTATAAAATATATCCTCATATCTCTTAACATTATTAACTGCCCAAGATTTAATTTTTGGTAAAAATACTGCACCAGTGCCAGGAATAATTTCTTCAACACCAACAGTTGCGGTTGAATATCCAACACCACCATTATCAACAGTGACTTTATCAACACTACCACCACTGATTGATGATATTATCTTTGCACCAACTCCATCACCTAGTATTCTTAAATCAGGAGATGATGTATATTCACCACCAGAACGAGTCACAATTACAGATTGTATTCTTCCATTCGTTACGATGGCTTTATATTCTGAAGATGATCCAGAAGAAACTCTTACCTGTGGTGGAATACTAAAATTAAATGTTGAATCATTTCCATATCCAAGGCCAGGATTATCAATATTGATGGAGGTAATTGATCCTCTTACGATTGGATTTATAGTCGCATGATAGTTTTCTGGTTCTGCTGTATTAATTCCAATAGTTCCTTTAACTGCAACTGTAATTGGAGGATAATTAAAAATATGTTCTCCAGATCCAACTGATGTCATTCCAACGAATTGTTTTGTTAGATAATTTAAATCAGATAAAGTTGTTCCGATACCAGCAGATGCAAGTCTAAATCGATCATCACTTACTTTTAAAACATAATAATCTTGATCTGTATCTAAACCACCAATCTTGACTCCGTTGTTTGAATAACGAATAATCTCTCCATTATTAAATCCATGATTCTTATATTCAATAAAATCAGAATATGTGTTAATACCAGCAGTAGGAATCAATCTTCTTTTATTCTCATATCCCTCGCCAGGATTTTCAATAATAACTTGACCTAAAACTAGTTTTTTTCTTAAACTTTGAAATCTTTGTGATCCATCAGCAAAACCAGTAAGATTTATCAAATTGGATTTAGTTATTGCATCATTTTGATTATTTGCAAGTTTGATAGTTGTTTGATTAACTTTTGATACAAAGTAAATTGATTCATTAACAAGTCTTTGATCTGGTGTTTCTTGAATTACAGTTGTAGTGATACCAGCACTTGCAATACCAATTGCACCAGTGCCAAATGTTTTATAGATTACAGCTTCCCCATCTCGAAACTTATGAAAAGTTCCAAAACCAATTGTATCAGCTGATATATTAATTGCATTACCAGTTGATGATGCATCAAAATCAACAAAATGATCTATTTGTTTTAATCTTGCTCTTGCGATTGCATTTCTACCATTTCCTCCAGAAATTTCAATAACAGGTGGTGCAACATAGTCGAAGCCAGGATCTATAATATCAATTCTTTCAAATGAACCTTTCACATTTGCTGTTGCACTCACACCAGCACCAGTTAAACTTTCAACACTTACCTTTGGAGGTGTAATTACATCATATTGAGATCCACCCTCTAAAACATCAATAGTTTCAACACCACCAAAAAATATAACATCACCTGACTTATAGTTTGATATCTCTGTACCATTTACCAACATGCCAGTGGTGCCTGGCG